CTTTCTTACAACGAAGACGGCAACATCGAGGTCGAGGCAACCATCTATCCCACCAATGCCGCTGGAGTTAGCCTGATAGTTGACGGCTGGGACACAGCAGCTAACTGGGACATCGAGGGGCAGCTTTACTAATGGCGACACAATTTCCAAACCTCTGCCCTGTCCGACGGGACTACGCCCCAGGGCAATACGCAACGCAAAGATTCAACGCCATTAACGGCGCTGGAACGACTCGTCTTTACGGCAGCAAGCCATTCGACGCCAACCTCAACCTCGAATTCAGCGTCACAGACTACGAGCTACAACTCATTTTGAACTGCTGGGACGAAGCGCACGGCGAATATGACACGCTTAGCCTTCCCGCCCAGGTTTTTGCCGGGATGGATAACGAAATCCAGGGTCAACTTTCAGCTTCATTAAACTGGAGGTGGGCAGAGCGACCTACCGTTTCATCCCAACGTCCTGGATTCTCCAGGGTTCAGGTCAAGTTAATCGCCACCCTGGATATTGCATGACTGTTCTTACTGGTGCGGATGGCGACATGTTCTACGGCACCGAGCGTGTCGGGAAGGTACGGAACTGGAGCCTGTCAATCAACCGTGATGCAATTGACGATACCTGCTTAGGCGATAACGACCGCACGTATATCAGCGGACTGCGGAACGTAACGGGCAGCTGCAGTATTTTCTACGACCCCGGCAACAAGCGTGCGCGGGAACTGATGAACACGATCTTTGAAGATCAGGCTGTTGCACAGGACGTCAGCTTCGTATTTAACCGCAAAGAAAACGACGCATTCCGCTGCAACGTCCTGCTGACTAACGTCACCAGCAGCGTGGATGTCGGCGCTGCGCAAGCCGTCAACGTCACCTTCCAAGTCTCTGGTGCGATTGAAGGGAGGTTCTAATGGCAGTCCTCGGTGTCGGCGGTCGTCTTGAGCTAAAGCGGTGCGCTCCAGAGCCTTGCATCCTGAATCAAAACAGCATCGACTCTCTGAACAACCAGTTCGAGAGCATCTGTGAGGGCTACTGGACTGGCGACCACGTCGCTGCAAACTGCCTCCCAATCCTTAGCCCCGGAGAGTTCCCCGCCAATCCCAACGGCTATGCGAGTTACTTCGGCAGCAAGTGGTACCTAGGACCAAACCGCACGCAGATCACATCGTTCAGCGATGAGTTCTATAAAACTGCAACGGAGGAGTACCCCGACGGTCAATTTGGCGATGACGCCCAGTTTTATGCCCGCGAAGGTGATGAGCTTGACGGGAAAGAAATCCCAAGCTGCGACGACGAAGGCGGCTACTGGATCCACATCGACGACCTGGGACGGGTCTCTTTTTATTCGAGTCGATGCGCCGCACTGGCTGGCTGTCCCGACGACCGCTTGGATCTTGCAAATGTCGGGGGGAACATCACGCTGGCGCCCTTCGGCAGCCTGGAATATCTAAACGCCGTATGGGCTTGTGTCGACGCAATCGGTGAGTACCAATTCAGTGACGGACAGGACGTCGTCACCCTGGTGAGCATCTGCGAAGACCCCCCGCTGTACCAAAAGCCAGAGGCAAATCCGAACACCGAAGCCTTCGCTTACGACAACGCCAACCTCCTGCCCCGTGGTCAGCAAGGTTCCGGTGGAGCCCCTTACTGGACCTGCGCAATGGACATCCGCGAATGGACGCTCCAGCTCGATGCCCCCTCAGTTGATACCACTAGCGTCAGCGAGAAATTTGGTGAAGCAGTCAAAAGCCTTGTCAGCGGCGGCGGCTCCACCGAGTTCTTCGTGGAACGTCAGTGCCTGACTGATGTCCAAGCGGACAGCAACACACTGATGAAGCTGCTTTTCATGACAGAACGTGGCTGCAACGCTGATGCCAAGTTCTACCTAATCGACCGCGAAGGTTGCGGCTACGACTGCCAGGGGCTGATCAAAGGCGAGCTGTACTACGAAGCACACATCCTGATCACCGGCACCGCTATCAATGTCCGCCCCACCGAGATGATCGCTGGTACGGCTCAGTTCGTAACGACGGGAGAGATTAGACTCAGAGAAGCATCTTAGTGTCGTAGAGCGTGACTGAGCTAAATCGTGCCAATGAAGCTGCGTCTCTCGGTCACATCGACACCACTCAAGGTGAGTTTCGTGATCAGATCGACGTTGTAGCCGACGAGCTGCGGCAGCTAGCAGGTAACGCTGACGTCCCAAACGACCCGTTATCAGCACCTTACGTTCTCTACGTCAATGCCTACACCGGCAACGATGTATTTATCAGCGGCAACTACACATCGACCGGCGACCTGGAGCGTCGCATCTCACTGCAAAAATTAGAGGCAGGTTATACCGAAGCACGTCCGTTCAAAACCATTAACCGTGCTGTAATTGAAGCCGGTATTATCACCAGCCGCAGCTGGTTTACAACAGACGCCCAACGCGACAAAGCGCTGGTATCAATTGTTGTTGCCCCTGGAGAGCAAACTGTCCTCAATGGTGTCGGCGATAACGCTGCCATGAGCCAGTGGGACGATGGCAAAGTCCCCACCGATGACGAACTGACTGCATTTAACCCCACCGAAGGCGGCATTATTCTGCCCCGTGGTTGCAGCTTGGTCAGCCTCGACCTACGCAAAACAATTATCCGCCCAGATTACGTCCCAGCAGAAGCAGACGAAGAAGCGGATTACAGCAACCGTAGTGCGATTTTCCGCATGACGGGTCAGGGTTATTACTACGGCTTCACCTTCAAAGACAAACTGGGCTCTACAGCTAGCCACCACCTGCTGAGCTGCTTTGAGTTCGCATCCGAATCGCAGCTCACTGCGTTCTACCGCAAAATCAACGAGATCTCGATTGATGTCAACGCCGCCAATGCGGTGGCGCGTGACCCTGAGTTTGAGATTGTCGGCCCACAGCCTGAGAACCCAACCGTTGCAACTGACACCGTCAACGGTGCATCGCCTTATATCTACAACATCTCATCCCGCTCAGCCTTGGGTTTGTGCGGTGTCTTCTGCGATGGCGATCAAGTCGACGGCTTTAACAGCTGCGTGATTGCACAGTTCACTGGCGTGTCACTCCAGACCGACCTCAGCAACTGGGAGCAATACGTCGGTGGGACGTGGACTCAAGTCGCCACTTACGCCAACCTGATCAACGAGAATCCTGACAACATCAGGATGAACCCCGCCCGTCGTTCGTTCCACATCCGTGCGGTGAATGACGCAGTAATCCAGGAGGTTAGTGTCTTTGCCATCGGTCACGGCATCCACCACTGGACCGAGTCTGGCGGTGAACTCACCATTACGAATAGCAACAGCAACTTCGGTGGTTGCGCTGCACTGTCTGAAGGCTTCAAACGTCTAGCCGCACCGAAGGACACTGACTGGAACACCGCTTTCGTCCGCCGCGCTGTTAACCCTTTCACCCTTGACGGCAACGTCCGCCAAATCTCAATTGGCACCCTTGTCGACACTCAGAGCAACACCGCATCAACCCTGACCCTTACCTCAGGCTTCAACCCCGAAGTGCTGGAGCGTGAAGGCTACAGCCTCAAAGAAGATGATTACATCTGGGTTGATAACCCCGGCGGTGCTGACTACCGCGCTCAGCTGACAGCAACACCCTGGAGCGACGCCAACCCCGAGCGCATCCAAATCCAGTCACAGGTTGAAACCGACGATGCCGACGGCAACGTAAACCCAAGTGATGCCGGTGTAGACAACAACGAATATCAGAACATCGCCAGCAAGCGTGTTTACATCCGCCGTTTGCTTGACGTTCGCTCTGTTGATGAGCGCCGCTACAGCATCATCCTGCAAGGTCAGCCCAACAGCAACCAGCGCGTCCCAGTCAAGGAGTACATCGTCCAGCCCGAAACAGGCAACTGGAACGAGCGCATCCTTGCCGTCAACGCATCAGAAACCACAACTGATGTAGCCGACGGGGTCAACGTCGAGTTCAAAGTTGCCGAGCGCCCCGCAGCTGAAACTAACTTCGCCACGGCAACGTACTACCGCCCTGGCGATACAGTCCGCCGCAACAACAAGCATTTCACCGCTGGCGAGGTTGCTTACAACACTGCATTTGACGAGGACCAGTGGAGCGAGTCCTACGTCCACATGGACGAAGATTATTCAGCACCTGACTTCTACAAGAATGCTCAGCCTCTGATCATCTTCGATGGTGACACCGACGAGGCAGAGGACAGCGATGACATGGGCTTCGCGCTTAACGACGCCGTTGTCGAAGCGCAATACGAATCCGCCACTGACTACCAAGGAGCGTTTAACTACCTCCGCAACCTGGGGCGTTCAATCGCCCAAGCCGAAGCACTACTGATTCCGCAGAACGACGACGCAAGGAACAGCGCCATCGCTGGTGCGGTTGAGTTCCGTCGTCCCAGCACCATCAGGATGTTCGGTCAAGCCTATGAATGGGCTGGCTACCTGAACTACACCAAGGCGCTGCCGCAGTACCAAGGTGACCTCAGCCGGGTGAATAAATTCACCTACTACTTCACCAACGAAGGCGGCGGCAAAGTATTTGCCAGCGGTTTCAACGAAGAAGGTTACCTAGTTACCAACCGTGGCATCGAGGAAGTCGAGACCGGGAAGGTGGTCGGTTTTGAGAACATCGGCAACTCAGACATCGAGATCGACATCCCCGAGTTCCCGATTGCATCCCAAGCGCAAGCTGGCATCGTCGAACTTGCTACTACCGCTGAGGTTGACGC